CTCCCAGTAGCCAGGAGGGAATGACATGTATGCAGTTGGATCTAGCACCATATCAAACGGTTTCCAGCTAGTCAGATTGATATAAGCTGGACCCTGCGTTGATGGATCATTAGGCGCAAAGATTGGATAAATGTAGATTTCAGCCAGCGGGAAAGAGGGCTGATAGTAAATATAGTTCGGGAAGTTTGTGCTGAGAGTCTTGAGGCGCACTGCATTGTAGTCATCATATCCAAGCACTTGCATTGGATAGCTGACAGGAATTGATCCATTGTTAAGGATCAGATACGCATCGACAATCTTCATTGGCCTACTGGTGTTGAAATTGCCACCATAGCCCATGCTGTAGGGATTCTGTCCAGATACTAACGGGAATTGTTCACGGATAACTTGATACAGCGTCAATTCATCTGCTGACCATGAATCGAGCATTCTGTTAAGCGATTCAAGACCGTCCAGTAGCTCTTGAGCGGTCAGATCAGTATCAACCGCTGAGACCTGGATCAAACGCATAGCAGCGCGAATCAGATCGTTAGCTGTATACATTTGGCCTACATTCTGTGCTGTCTTAGTAGATACAGTTACAGGATTGTTGACGTTCCAGAGATCAGGATATTGCCAGAGTGATTCAGCTAAATCCCAGATGCCGTTAGGAAGATTGGCAACGTCTACGATAGTTTCTGTGCGAACAAGATTCCCGCCAGCTACCGTCATGTCGTACAGCAATGATCCATCTGCAACGTAATAGCTAATGATGCCATCCTGTGGAAGCAAAATCGGCTGATCGACAAGCGTTGTGCATGCAGAATCTGAATAAATTGGCACAATCGTTTTAGTGCCAGTGTAGAAAAATTCACCAGCCGCCGTATCACCCAGATACGCGCCAATAGGAGGAACAAGAGTGAGTTCAATAAGAAGTGATGACATAGTTTGTTCCTACGGATTAGGCTGTGCGTCTTGATATTTGAACACAGCGCCAGTTGTTGTAATGCTGTATGTGTTCGTACCGGATGCGTTATAACTTGCGCTAGATGATCTTACTTTGAATCCATTGGCTAATTTGTCTACTTGAGTTCCAAATGTAACTGCATTTCCATTGATCGTCATTGCAGTTGGCAATCCATTCAACCACACAAAAGGCCCGTCAGTTGATGCGTTTCCTGTAAATGACCCACTCGTTATAACAGTACCCGCTGGTAGATTCTGCGTGTTGAGTCGGCCAAGGAATAGTGATAGCTGCGATTTCATCAACCGTTGTGCAAATTGCATATTCTTGCTTGGCTAAGTTAGCGGTGGATCAGGGACTAAAACCCAAGAAAGCGTAATTTCATCCCAGTAATACATTTTGCCGTAATCAGGATAAGGAACTGGAGGCTCCCATTGATAGGTGTTCGTGTTCAATAGCCAGCTTGGATATGGTTTTGGTGGAATAAAGGCTTGCTCAGTAGCATCGAAAGTATATCCAACTCCAGCATAGTTATACCTGAAAGAGGCGTTGTATGAAGTCTGCGCCCAAGTTGTGTCATCCCCAAAAAGAGATTGACAAAACGCAATGCCTACAGGGTCAGATTCAGGAAAAGGAAGGTTATCAACTGTCGCGTTATTAACGACAATCACTTGGGAAACAATGCTTTCTTCGTTGAGTTGTGCGAAATGAGCCATAGTTAATTATTTCCTATGCCGTATAGCTGCCAGAGCCAGTAAACTTGAGGATGGTGTTAGATCCAGAAGTAGTAACGGTTGGTGATCCGGTCGTGGTTCCTGAATAACTAGCTGTTGGGATTGAAAGAATAACTACGCCTGAACCGCCATTTCCGCCTGTTCCATTGATGCTTCCTGAACTATCGACGCTGCCACCACCACCACCAGACCCAGTATTTGCGGTTGCATTAGTTGCATTGTAGTTACCTCCAGCAGTTGCGCCGCCAGACCCAGCACTTCCGGGAGTCCCCGGCCCACCAATATATGTACCACCGCCGCCGCCCCCGGCATAAGTAACAGAAGATCCCGTGATAGTTGAGACTGTGCCATTACCACCAGACCCCGCCGTACTTCCTGAAGCACTTCCACCCGCTGCGCTCGAACCGCCGCCGCCGCCAGCCCCATAGGGTTGCCCAGAAGTTTGACCGTTACCTCCACTGTTTCCTTGGCCAGTTGTTCCCGATCCTCCCGTAGAACCAGAATATCCACCACCGCCGCCGCCGGAGCCGCCGTTTAACCCTCCGCTACCACCTTGATAACCGCCACCGCCACCGCCCACAGAAGAAATAGACGAAAACACTGATGCAGCCCCAGAGCTAGCCGGAGCGCCCCCTGCACCGCCAGCACCAACCGTAACCGTATAAGTCGTTCCAGATGTTATTGTTGCTGAAGTACCAGTTAATAAACCGCCAGCACCGCCACCGCCACCTCTGGATGCTGTAGTCCCACCGCCACCGCCACCGCCAGCAACGACGAGATAGTTAACCGTATATTGCGCTTTACCACTACCCAAAAACATTTGAAGTATTCCAGACATTAGGTCAACCCCGTTCCGTTAATGATCCAGGATGTGCTAGTTATTTTTAGTGCCGTTGCTTCACCGTACTGAGCTAATGTTCTGCTGCCAGTAGAACCAGTTCCAGCGAGATACAACGTATCTGACGTAATTGCAATCGTTACGTTGCTAGATGACATGTTCACAAACGTAATCGCCGTTCCTACCGGATACGCTACGTTAGCATTGCTATCAATCGTGAATGTACGCGCATTTGTATCCGTTGACGGATGGAAAATGTGCTTGCCAGAGTCAGATAGAACCGTTGTATAGGCAGCAGATTGGCTATTCTGCGGAATGTTGCGGAAACCAGCAGCATTAGTGCCGTCAATCGTACAAGAACTAAGCGTTCCTGATGATGGAGTGCCAAGCGCACCGCCATTAACTACAAATGCGCCAGCAGTTCCGACATTGACCGCAAGAGCCGTTGCAACACTAGTTCCAAGACCAGATACGCCAGTTGCAATTGGCAAACCTGTGCAATTGGTCAGTGTTCCGCTAGTTGGCGTACCAAGCACTGGCGTTACAAACGTTGGCGAAGTCGCAAGCGCCAGTACAGTCCCTGATCCAGTAGTGCTATAGCTAGTTCCCCAGGCTGACCCTGTGCTATTCGGAATACCAGAGCCGGGATATGTCATTGGACTAGAGTTACTGAGTGTTCCAGTGCTGAAACTTAACCCAGTGCCGATAGTTGCATTGCTAAATCCACCTGATCCATTGCCGTATAGGATAGAGCTACCGGATGTAGCAGGAGCATAATCAGAACCAGACACTGCAATAGAGAGAGCGCCGGTTGAAGTCGTAGACTTTAGTATCCCAGTAGTGAGCGACGATGTGCCAGCGCTGTAGTCAGTTCCAGCAGTTGCAGAAGCAAAACCACCCGCGCCGTTACCTTTCAGGATGGATGTTCCAGACGTTGCTGGCGCATAGTCTGTCCCGGCTGAAGCAGCAGTAAATGCGCTAGTTCCGTTACCTTTGATTAGGCCAGTAATGGTTGCTACACCCGTACCTCCACGATTTACTGCAATGGTTGATCCGTTCCATGTTCCGCCAGTAAAAGAGCCTGGATAATTAAACGTGTTTGAAGTCCAACTTACATTGGATGGCGTTTGGAAATGATAATCCCATGCTCCTGATGCACTGACGTTGGTCAGAAGGACCAGTGTGACATATCCGCCAGAGCCGATACCGCTAGGGATAATTGAGACACCAGAGTTGTTATTTAGCGTTATAACGCCGCTGCTCTGGTTGTTATTAAACGTGTAAGTTGCGCCATCAGGTAGAGTCGTTGCGTCTGGAAGCTGGAAAGTTTGCCCACCGGAGCCTGTCACATACCAGTTTGGGTAAGAAGCAGCAGTAAGCGTGGTCGTTGTTCCGCTGGCAACAAGTACGCTATAACCTTCAAAGATGCTATTAGTGCTGATATTCCCGCTAGAATCCCGCAAGGCAACAGAATTGACTCCAGACGTTCCGTATGACGTTCCCCATGATGATCCTGTGCTATTTGGAATGCCGGCACCTGGATATATCATTCCGGTAGCTGAGAGCGTTCCAGCAGCAAAGGTCAGATTAGATCCGATAGTGACAGGACTGAATCCGCCAGCACCGTTTGCATATAGGATGGAGCTGCCAGACGTTGCTGGCGCGTAATCAGTGCCTGAGATAGCTCCTGAGAAGCCTCCAGCGCCATTCCCTTTAAGAATGGACGTACCAGTAGTGGCTGGAGCGTAATCGGTCCCTGAGACAGCCGCAGATATTGCTGTTCCATTGCCTTTAAGTAGACCAGTAACAGACGTAGACAGCGTAATCGCTGGCAATGTGCTTGGATTAGCAACCGTCCCTGCAAATCCGTTAGCCGTGACTACAGAAACATTCGTTACAGTCCCGCCACCGCCGCTTGTCGCTGAAAGAGTACCAGTAGAGAATGTAAGGCCAGAACCGATAGTAACAGGACTAAAGCCACCAGAGCCGTTTCCATACAGAATTGAAGTGCCGCTAGTAGCTGGCGCATAATCAGTTCCAGATATCGCATTTGCGAACCCTCCGAGACTGTTTCCTTTAAGAATTGATGATCCTGTCGTTGCTGGCGCATAATCTGTACCGGCCACAGCAGCAGTAAATGCGCTAGAGCCATTGCCTTTAACCAGTCCTGTGATTGTAGTTACACCAGTACCTCCATTGCTTACCGACAACGTGCCAGTAACGCCAGTGGATAACGGAAGACCGGAACAGTTAGTCAACGTACCGGATGTTGGTGTGCCAAGAATGGGCGTAATCAGCGTAGGCGTATTGGCAAATACAAGCGCACCGGAGCCTGTTTCATCAGTAACAGCGGCTTTAAGATTTGCGCTAGATGGCGTGGCTAGGAATGTTGCTACACCAGTGCCAAGACCAGAAATACCGGTAGAAACCGGCAGTCCTGTGCAATTCGTAAGCGTACCGGAGCTAGGCGTACCGAGTGCGCCACCTGGAACAATGTAATCAGTGCCTGCAACAGCATTAGAAAACAGTCCAGCAGTGGCTTTCTGAAGTCCTGATGCACCAGTGAGCGTTAATGTGCTAAATGCAGCAGTGCTTGGCGTAGTTCCGCCAATAGGACCAGGCGCTGGCAGAACAGATTGAACAATCTGATTTGGCGTTGCTTTTTGAGTAACACCAGAATGGACAATAGGCGCGACGTCTGCCGCTGGAATGATCGTACTTGCGGCTGGAAGTTGGGAGATTTTGACGTTTGCCATCGCTAACCTACTCGGTAAGGAACGGGGATATACCCCAAAAATTATTCGTCAGATTTTGCCGGTCTGCCCCGTTTTGGTTTATCTGAAACTGCATTAGATTCTACTACATTCAGATAAGTTTCGTACCATTCTGCGCTTGTGATATATCCCAGAGCGCGTAATTCTTTTAAATGTGCCTCATCAGTAGCAATCTTGATTTCATCATAGTTTTCAAGATGCACTGCACATGGAAAATCAATCATTTTTTACTCCATATAAAAGAAAAGAGGGGCCGAAGCCCCTCGATTCTAGTCTTATGACTTACGGATTAGAACCAGCTACAACACCGTAGTTGTTGAAGGTTGTAATACCAAAGTCAGTGAAGGTATCAGGATCAGCACGAACTACGTTGACAGCGTAAGTATCTGCGGCTGGCGTACCAGTACCGGTAGAAGTCTTAACGTATGCAATTTTGATCGTGTTGGCCGCTGAGACATAAGCGTAAGAAATTGCCATGTCAGTACCAACAGCCTTAGTCGGATTTACGTTGACCCAATCGCCTAAGAGAAGGCCATTGATAGTAAATGCGATTTCAGTAACAGTGGATGCAGCAACAGCACCTGTTGAAAAAGTAACAGGAAGCTGAAGGATTGCAGCGCCACGCTGAAGGACCGGAGAGACAATGTTTGGACCTGGATTAGCCATTGTTGTTTACTCCTATTAACCAGTAACGCGGGTAGCGAGTTCGGGATAGACGGTTGACCAGCCGTACAGTACGTCAAGTCGGCAAGGCAGCTGATCGCTGTTAATGTCGTACTGACGAACAAGACGGATAGAAACACCATCAGCCGATGCGCGGCCAGCCATGTCAACACCCTGCGGCAGCAACAGGTCAGCAGTACCGAAAGCAAACGCATCCTTGTGGAATGCAATAGCGTTCGGATAAGAAGAGCCGTTGGAGCCAGAGATAACAGAAGCGTTACCACTCGGGATTGTACCGGTTGTGCTAGTTACGTTCTGGAACTGACCAGAGAATACCGGAGTCGGGAACACAGAAATAGTCTGTGAAGAACCAGTGCCAGTAACGCCAGCAGTAAGAACGAAGTTACGCAGTGCGCCAGTAGACTGACGGTTCTGCGGGTTGACTGCATATACACCAGGAATGGTGAAAACAGTACCCTGAGTCAGCGTTTTGCCAGAAGTAATAGTTGCAGTCAGAGAGAATGCAGTCTGAGCATTCGTCTGAACTGAACCACCAGCCTGTGCAGCAACAGCCAGAGTGTCAGTGCCGACAATGAACGTACCAGAAGTGAAGTTACCTACGTTCTGATCCATTGCGAAGTTGAATCCCAGCGTGGAATCACCAAGCGCACCTTTTTCAAAGATACGAGAGATAACACCCTGCGGATTGAACAGGTTAGTAAGACCAGAAACGATACCAACTTCCACAGTCGGATCGACAACAAAGTGACGCTCTTCGTCAACCGGAGCGGCTTCCTGATTCAGACGGGCGCGGGCA